CCGATGGCATGCGGATTGTCCGACACTGCCGTCGCCCGCCATTCACCACGTTCGAGCATCTGCGTCTTGTGGTGCTCCGCGATGGGCTTTTCACAGGCCTCGCAGTGATACGCCGTTGTTTCCGGTTGCCCCTTTGCCCAGCGCAGCCGCTCGAACTGCAACCATTGCATCGCACCACAATGCGGGCAGGGCACGAAATACCGCCGCTGGTCGCTGGCCTCGAATTCCCGCTCGATGCGGCTCAGCCCCCGGATGGTGGGCGTCGAGACCATGAACACTTTGCGCCGATGCGCGAAGGTCGTGGTGCGCGCTTCCGCCAGCGTGACTGGATCGCCTTCCTCATCGGCCGAGGCGGGATAGGCGTCCACCTCGTCCAGAAACACATAGCGTGCTGGCATCGACCGCAGTCCGGTTGCCGAGTTTGCCCCAGTGAGCACAAGAATGCCGCCCGGGAATTCCTTCGACAGCATCGAATTGCCTGCATCGCGCGACCGCGCCGGCTGGACCCGCTCTTTCAGCGCGGGGCTGTCCTCAATCAGCGGATCAATCCGGCCGCGCGATGTGCGCTTGGCCATCTCGACTGTGGGCAGCACGGCTAGCATGGGCCCCGGCGCGTGATGGATGACAAAGCCGATCCAGTTATTGCCAGCCTCGGTCGCCCCGACCTGGGCTGCTTTCATGAACGTGATGCGCTGCGCTGGATGCCCGGGCGAGAGTGCATCCATGATCGCGCGCAGATAGGGCGTCCGAGATGTGCGGTACTGCCCGGGTTCGGCGCTTGCCCGCGATGACAGCTTGCGATGCGCATCCGCCCATTGCGACACTGTCAGATCAGGATCGGGCCGTATGCCACGGCGCCAGACACGCAGGATGTCGTCGGCGCCGTCAAAGCCCAGATCAAGGCCTTCAATCAGGTCGTGGTCGTCTTCTCCATCTGTGTCATTCAAGTGAGACCCTGAGGTCTGCCAGGGCGTCGAGCTGCTCTCGGACATGGGTTTCCAGCACCCTTTGCAGGATCGCAGTTTCGATCGTCACCGCATCACCGGATGCCCTTTCCATCTCTGCGGATAATTGGGCAGCCATCAGGGCCGCCACACGGGTGGGCCAGGTGACCCAGACATCGCGTTCCTGACGGGCCAGGCGAAACACCAGGGTCTCGGCCCGGGCGCGATCGACCAGCACGCCTTTCTTGCGCTGGATCGACAGCTGGCGTTCCTGCGCTTGGTAGACCGTCAGCGCGGTGCGGGCCTTGAGATAGGAGGTGCTGTCGCCTGGCCCTGACACGCCGCCAGTGCCTGAGATATTACCGCTGCTAATCCCTCCACCATCACCACCAGCGCCAACCCCTCCAACACCACCCCGCGAGCGTAGCTGCTGATCTGGATCCGTCATTGCACCCCGGCGCGCATCTGACGCCGCCGCATTGATCGATCCGTCTGCAAAGAGCACCAACCTGCCGTTCTTGCGAGCCTTCTGCACGGCTCCGCGCGACAAGCCGGAGTGTTCTGCATAGGCGCGTTCAGACAGTCCTTCCATGGCGATTTGTTGACCTCAAAACATTGTAAATAAACAGGAATAACGATCTAATTGAGTTGATTATACTTCGCGATAGAGCGAATCTGGTCTCACGCAAACACGCTTCACCGGAGACAGACCCATGACCCTCGCAGAACGCTACAACGCCCAAGCCAAACGCCTGCTGCCACACATGGCGGAGGATCTCGTGGTTGATCCCGCCGTCACCAGCGCGGGGGAGATCGACGACATCGTGTTTCGCCGGAGCGAACTGCTCGGCGGGATGGCGATCGCCATTCTTGCCATGATCGAGCAGCAAAATTGAGAGGCTAGACCATGACCGCCATCACAACCATCCGCATTGACCACGCAGCACTGCCTGACCATTTCGACCGTAGCCGCCCAGACGCCGTTGCCGGCGCCATTGAGGCTGCGCTGAATGAGGACGGGATCAAGGCTGAGGCCGCGGATGTGATCAGCCACATCAAGATCGAATTGCCGACTGCCCAGCTTGCTGCTGCCTGCGCGGCGTTGGCCGACCTGAAATTGATTTGACGGAGGACAAATCATGAGCACCCGCGCACAAATCGCCATCCAGACCGGGCCCAACGTATGGGCTCACATCTATGTGCACTTCGACGGCTACCCCGCCCACATGCTGCCAGCGCTTGCCCGCTGGACGCCCGAGGACATTTTTGCCGCCCGTGAGATCCGCCAGGTCCGCACCGACGCGCTTGATTGCTTCGATCCGCCCCGTGCACCCCGCATTCTGCAACAGCCCACTTGCGAACTCAGCCATCTTTATATCTGGCAGGACGGTATTTGGCGTGAACTGACCTCGCTTCGAGGCGTCTGAAAAAGCAATCAAATTGCGCCGAATTGACTACGCTAATCGCCCTGTGAGAGCGATGGTTGTTTGAGCAAAACGATGCATCGCACCAAAGGACCCAAGTTCATGACCACGCACGCCATCCTACCCAGCCAGAACGAAGACCACGGTTTTTTCCCAACCTTAACAAACTGCCCGCAGCGCGACCGCCGCAGCGCCGAGGTCTGGGCACTGGCCTCGACCTTGATCGCAACTGCAATCCGCGCCGATAGCGAGGATGAGATGATTGGCATTCGCGACTTTCTCGATAGCCGGATGGGTTGCCACTTCGCCGATGACGTCGTTGGCAACATGACGGGCTGCAACATCGACAGCGAGACGGCGATCCAATCAGCAATCTGCCGCTGGCAGGGCTGGCGCATCAGCAAGCGGACAGCGCGTGAGGAGGGGATCCCCGCAGGGTTGCCGTATCTGACAGGCTGGGTGCAGCATTATGTCGTCATGGCAGCGATGGCAGAGGCTGGCTAACCGACACGCATAACGCTTTGGTCGGCCCGCGCTCGCGCGGGCCAATGCCGGTAGAAGGGCAGGCATCCCGTGCTGCTCGTTTGACCGGAGACCACGATGACCAATCTGACCAAGACCCAAAGCCTGATCCTTACCACTGGCGCGCAGCGCGCAGACAACATTGCCATGCCGCTGCCCGAGGGGCTGCATGGCGCAGCGGCCAAGAAGGTTGTGACCATGATGATCGACCGCGGCTGGCTCGAAGAGGTCGATGCCGACACCCGAAAGGGCGACCCCTTCTGGCGCGAAACCGGTGATGGTCATGGCACCACCCTTGTGGTCACCGATGCAGGGCTGCTGGCTGTCGGGATCGAACCTGTCGTTGTCAAAACCATGGCGGCAGTCCGTCAGAATTCAGCGGCAGCACTGGCGCCCAAGACACCGACCATACGAGCCAATACCAAACAGGCACAGATCATCACCCTTCTGCAGCGGCCCGAGGGGGCCTCGATCGCCGAAATCGTCGCGGTGACGGGATGGTTGCCGCATAGTATCCGGGGCCTGATCTCCGGTGGCCTGAAGAAAAAGCTGGGCCTGCCGGTCACCTCTGAGAAGCAAGGTGGCCGTGGCACAGTCTATACGCTCCCGAGTGGATGACCGCAGGACTTATCGCCGCCTCTCAAACAGTCTACGCAAGGTGTAACCACGCACGAGCGAGATGCTGGTAAAGGCCAGGCCTAGCGCAAGGTTTTCGCCAAGGCTGGCCTGAAGGCCAAACCATGGAAACATCACGATCTGCGTCGCAACGGCTAGCACATAACCGACCACGACGTTGGTCACGGTCTCAATCAGCGACATTCTGCGCGACTGGCTCATGCCGCCAGCCTTTGAGATTTGAGGGCGGCAAAGCTCTCGCCGGTTTCCACAAGCAAAGCGTCCTTGCCGGTGAAGGCCTGCCATCGCTCGATGGCGACATCGACATAGGCGGGGTTCAATTCAACGCCGAGGCAAACGCGCCCCGTGGTCTCCGCCGCGATCAACGTCGTGCCGGATCCCATGAAGGGCTCGAACACCGCCTGACCCGGGCTTGAGTTGTTCAGGATCGGACGCCGCATGCACTCCACAGGCTTTTGCGTGCCATGCACGGTGTCAGCATCCTGATCCTTGTTTGCAATTTGCCACAACGTGGTCTGTTTGCGGTCGCCTGCCCAGTGGCCTTTGCCCTTGGCACGCACGGCATACCAGCATGGCTCATGCTGCCAGTGATAATCACCGCGGCTCAGCACCAGCCGGTCCTTGGCCCAGATAATCTGCGAGCGGATATTGAAGCCTGTCACCGTGAGGCTTTCTGCCACGGTCGCAGCATGCAGCGCACCATGCCAGACATAAGCAACATCACCTGGAAATAGTGACCACGCCTCGCGCCAGTCAGCGCGGTCGTCGTTCAGCACCTTGCCGGTGCGCTTTGTTTTTGCAGCACCTGCTTGGTTGCGCCAGCTTGGATCATACTCGACGCCATAGGGCGGATCGGTGACCATCAGCTGCGGCTTCACATCGCCCAGCAGTCGCCCGACGACATCTGCAGACGTACTGTCACCACAGATCAGCCGGTGCGACCCGAGCTGCCAGAGATCACCAGGGACCGACACTGGCGTCACCGGAGTATCCGGGATGTCATCCTCGCCCTCAACGGGACCATCAGTGCCCAGCGCATCGGGGTCTTGCAGCAAGGCGTCGAGCTCTTCGTCCGTGATCCCCAGGAGCGACAGGTCAAAATCATCCGCCAGCAATCCCGCAATCTCGTCGCGCAGCATGGCCTCGTCCCATTCGCCCAGTTCGGTCAGTTTATTGTCGGCGATCCGGTAGGCCCGCCGCTCGGCTTCATCAAGATGCCCCAGCCGAATGACCGGCACATCCGTCAGCCCCAGCATCGTTGCGGCCAGCACCCGGCCATGCCCGGCGATCAGTTCGCCATCGTCGGCTACCATGCAGGGGACAGTCCAGCCGAACTTGGCCATGCTGGCCGCGATCTTGGCCACCTGATCATCGCCATGGATCTTGGCATTGCGGGCATAGGGGCGCAGACGGTCAATCGGCCACGTCTCGATCTCTCCCGGGGCGAAGACAAGGTCCATGAGGATGTTCTCTGAATTAGGGCAGGGCGGGTTTATTGAAGCCACGGCCAAAGGGCCGGTAACAGCATCAGGATCCGCGATGTCGGGAAACAAAAAGCGCCCACGAGAAATATCCTCCGGGCGCAAAACTTCGATGATTTAGGTATGAGTCAAGGGGGCTAGAAATGTCAAACCTTTTTTCAGGCGCTGAATCAATGCATTCTGATTAATCCACGTAAGCTTCGGACAGGGTGGCTTCCCTGGCTGGCTAAACTGGCTCGTTTTTGGCTTGGTGGATTCTTGACTAAACCACTCAAGAATCCACCTTGAGAGTCTGATTCAAAACTAATTGAGCATTTTCATACCTTTGCGAGATGGCGTGTTACGCGTCGAATGTGTGCGATGAGGATCCAAGCCTCTGCACTTGCAATG